AGGAAAGCAGATCAAATGCAAGCAGTAGATCAGGACATGATGAGAGAAAACGCACATTCAACCATGACGATCAATAGACCTGATCGTCAATCTCGTGTAACCTTTGGCGGTCCTAAGAAGCAATAGGATGGCCCCCATTATTGGAGTAAAGTAAAATGGCAAATAATTTAACTGCTGGTTTTGGTCTTCGTCCGATAGGTAAGGTAGGTGGTAATCCATTTAATAATGCCACTACACAGTATGAGATTGCAAATAACTATACAACAGCCATATACAATGGCGGGATTGTTATTCCGTTATCTAGTGGAACCATTGCTTGTACAGATCAAGCGGTATCTCCATTAGGTGTATTAGGTGGTGTAGAATTTGTAGACTCTACAACTGGAAAAACTACCTTTAAAAACTATTGGCCTGGATCAAACAACGTGAGTGTGGACACAAATTTTCCTGTGAAAGCATTCGTATTTGACGATCCTATGCAACTTTTTGTTGTGGTAGCAGATGGCACTAACACAAATAGAGCAACAGCTCTTGCGGATGTTTTTGTTAACTGTGACATGGCAAGTGTAAATAATGGTAGCACTATAACAGGTAAATCTAGCGACATGTTAGATATCAGTACAGCTGCTACTACTAATACATTAGATGTGAGGATTGTTGGTCTTTACGAGGATGAAGCTAATGAAGACTATTCTGCATTAGGTCATCAGTATATCGTAAGATTAAATGGTCACTATAATCTTAACACAAGTGCGGCGGTTGGTACCTTCGCTACAACAGGCATATAGGAAGGGGTTAGAAAATGGCTATCTCAAGAGCACAATTAGCTAAAGAGCTAGAACCTGGACTTAACGCGCTGTTTGGTCTAGAGTACGATCGATATGAAAATGAACATGCGGAGATATTTGATGAGGAATCATCAGATAGAGCGTTTGAAGAAGAAGTGATGTTAGCAGGCTTTTCAACTGCACCGACTAAATCAGAAGGTGGAGCTGTAAGCTTTGACGATGCACAAGAAACATTTACTGCAAGATACACACATGAGACTATCGCCTTAGCTTTCTCAATCACAGAAGAAGCTATTGAGGATAATCTTTATGACAGACTTGCAGGCCGTTACACTAAAGCGTTAGCAAGATCAATGGCACAGACAAAGCAGATTAAAGCTGCAGCTGTGTTAAACAACGCTTTTACTGCAGGAGCTACTGCAGGGGGTGATGGTGTTGCGTTATTAAGTGATTCGCATCCAACAATTAGCGGTAATCAAAGTAATATTTTGTCTACAGCGGCAGACTTGAATGAGACTTCGCTAGAGCAAGCTTTGATTGATATTGCAGGCTTTCAAGATGAAAGAGGCTTGAAAATTGCTGTTAGAGGCACAAAGTTGATAATTCCAAAAGAATTACAATTTATTGCTGAAAGAGTATTAAACAGTAATTTAAGAGTAGGAACTGCAGATAATGATGCAAATGCTATTAAGAACATGGGAATGATACCTGAAGGTGCCGTTGTTAACCATTTCTTAACAGACACCGATGCATTCTTTATCAAGACAGATGCTCCTAACGGTCTAAAATATTTTAACCGTGCAGCTATTAAAACAGCTATGGAAGGTGACTTTGACACTGGAAATATGCGTTTTAAAGCTAGAGAGAGATACAGCTTTGGTTTTTCAGACTGGAGATGTTTATTCGGAACACCTGGTGCAGCGTAGCCTCCAAGCAACTAATTGCATCAGTTTAAGGGCGGCACTTGCCGCCCTTCTTTTTTTGTGTATAATAAATTTAACCTTGACGAAGAATTAACTTCGACATTTGCCAAGACAAGGAGATTGATATGGCTAATACAACTTTTTCGGGTCCAGTCCGATCAGAGGGTGGTTTTACAACTGTAAGCAAAAACGCCACAACTGGAGCATTCACAACACAATCAAGCATTGACTCAAGCGGTATAGCGTCTTTTGATGCAAACAAAATGCCTGTAGAAGCTGGCACAGGTATTACAGGCGGCACAGGAACTATTTATAGAAGCTCCGTTATGAGATCAGGTGGTATCATAACAACAAGAATATTAATAGATTTAACTGGTCTAAGATCAACTGCATCTGGTGATATAATTGGTGTGAACGGAACATCTAATGTTTGTCACATAGGACAGATCACAGCTGCTAGAAATGGCACAATCTTAACAGGTAGTATGGAATGTTTTGAAGCGCCTGCAGGTGGTGACCCAGACATTAACGTGCATTCTGCCACAGAGGGTACAGGTGTTGAAGATGGAGCTATCGCTGATTTAACTGAGACATTATTGGTTAACGCTGGTGATGCAACACTTGGAAGTAAGGTTTACTTTACTGCTGTTCCAGCCGCTGATGAGTTTTTATACTTGACACTTGGTGATACGACAGATGCTGATTATACAGCAGGTAAATTGTTAATTGAATTAATGGGTTACGAAGCTTAGTTAGGAGAAGAGTATGGTTGGAACTAGATCTGACGTAAAAGCCTTTAATGTTAATCAAGGAGCGTCAGCGGCTCTGATAGGGCCAGCAAGATCAAGAATAAGACAAATAGTAGTATTTGGGAACTCTGCTGGTGCTTTAACTATAACAAACGGCAATGGTGGAAGTAACTTGATAGTGCAAAGTTTTCCTACGGGATTACACACTCTTAATATTCCAGACAACGGTATATTAGCTGAGAGTGGTGCATATCTTTCTGCTTTTACAGGCAGTGGTAACAAACTGACGGTGTTTTTATCCTAATGGCTAGGAAAAAAGACAAACAGCCGCCTAAAACTAAAAAATATTTCCGCCCTACTAAAGCTGGGGCGGGAATGACTAAGGCAGGTGTTGCAAAATATAGAAGAGATAATCCTGGGAGTAAATTACAAACAGCTGTTACGGGCAAAGTAAAAAAAGGTAGCAAGGATGCAAAAAGAAGAAAGTCTTTTTGTGCTAGGTCTGCAGGACAAATGAAAAAATTTCCAAAGGCCGCTAAAAATCCTAATAGTCGTTTAAGACAAGCTAGAAGAAGGTGGAAGTGTTAATGGCTACTAAAAGAGAAAAAGATTTTATGCATGATTTAGATAAGAGAATGGCTATTCTTGAAGATACGATGGATCGTCTTGAGAGCAATCATTTAACGCATTTACAAAAACAAATAGATAAGATTGATGCCCGTATATGGGCTATTATTTTTGGAGCTGTTTTACAGTTGATAGGAATTGTGTCTATATTTATAGGAATGAGTAACTAATGGTATTAACGGGAAAAGCAAAACGAAAAATTAAAACAGTTGCAAATAAATTAAAAAAAGCTTCAAAAGCTCACGCGGGTCAATCGAAAGTATTATCTGGATTATTAAAAAATGGCAAAAGAAAAAGATCCTAAAGTTGGAACGGGAAAAAAACCAAAAGGTTCGGGTAGAAGATTATACACGGATGAGAATCCAAAAGACACCGTTAGTATCAAGTTTGCCACAGAAGCAGACGCAAGAGCAACAGTTGCGAAAGTTAAAAGAATTGATAAACCATTTGCGAGAAAGATACAAATACTTACTGTTGGTGAACAAAGAGCAAAGGTTATGAAAAAAAATAAAGTGGCTAATATTTTTAAAAAAGGTAAAGAACAGATTAGGAAAGCGAGGAAAACATGACATCTGTAGTAAGAACAGGACCCAAACCTTCTAAATTAAATGTTACTTATTTTAAAAGGGGTGGAGCTGCCTCAAAAAAATCTAAAGGAAGTAAAATTTGTCCTGCTGGAAAAGCTTGGGCTAAAAGAACTTTTGATACATATCCAAGCGCATATGCAAATATGGCTGCTTCAAAGTATTGTAAAGATCCTAATTATGCTAAAGGCGCAAAAGGTAAAAAATAATGGGTGCACTTAAAGATTGGGTAAAACAAGATTGGGTTCGCATAGGAACTGATGGGAAAATCAAAGGAAAATGTGGGACTTCAAAAGATAAAAAAAATCCTGACAGGTGTTTGCCTAGATCAAAAGCTAACAGTTTAACTAAGTCACAACGAGCTGCGACAGCTCGTAAAAAGAAAAGAGAGGGCGCAAAAGGTAAAACTTTCGTTGCAAATACTAAACCTGCAAAGGTTAAAAAAATGGGATCAGGCGGAGCAGTAACGTCAACTAAAGCTAAAAGACCTTATAACGGTAAGACAGAAAAAGGCACTATTGTTGCGAGAGGTTGTGGTGTTGTTATGTCTGATAGACGTAAAAAAACAAAAGTAAGGACATGATATGGCAACATCTAATTCAACAAACTTTGAACCTGATGCCGCAGAATATGTAGAAGAAGCCTATGAAAGATGTGGTTTAGAAATAAGAACAGGTTATGATTTAACTACAGCTAGAAGATCTTTAAATTTAATGTTTGCAGAGTGGGCAAACAGGGGTCTAAATCAATGGACTATAACACAAAGAACGCAAGCGCTCACCTCTGGAACTAGAGAATATTCTTTAGCAACGGATGTAATAGATATCTTAAATTTAGTTGTAAGACGTTCTGGCACAGATTTTTCTATGAATAGAGTAAGTAGATCAGATGATTTAGCCGTTCCTAACAAGAGCACCACAGGTAGACCCACACAATTTTTTTTAGATCGTCAGATAACTCCTAATTTAAAAATATGGCCGACCCCTGAGAACAGCACGGATGTTATACATTATGATGCTTTAACAAGAATAGAAGACGTAGATTCTCAAGTTAATACTATGGATGTTCCGTTTAGATTTTACCCTTGTTTAACGGCAGGGTTAGCCTATTATCTCTCTTTGAAAAAAGCACCTCAAAGAACACAAATGTTAAAAGCTATTTACGAGGAAGAGTTTGAACGAGCGATGGGAGAAGATCGTGATAGATCAAGTTTTACTGTAAGTCCACAATATGCTTATTTGAGGTCTAATTAATGGCAAGATTTGCAACAGGTAAACACGCTTTTGGTATATCGGATAGATCAGGTATGAAATATAGATATCGTGATTTAAAAAAGGAATGGAACGGTTCTTTAGTGGGTCCTGATGAATTTGAAGCCAAACATCCCCAATTAGGCCCTTTTAGAACCGTTTCAGATGCTGAAGCTTTACGAGATGCTAGGCCTAGCAGAACAGAAAATGACGTAGAAGTTCTTTTAGTTTTAAATCCTTTTATATCTAGTTCTTCAGGGTCAGGCGTAATAACTGTAAGAGAATTTGGTCATGGTAGAACTACTGGTGACACTGTTAGATTTAGAACAGTGAATGGCTTTGATGGTTTTACAAAGGCTGTATTAGAACAATCTGCTGGCTACAGTATTACGGTTGTAACAACAGATACTTATACATTTACAGCTAATGGACAAACGGCTACAATAGGAGGTATTGTAGGGGGCGGTAGTCGAGCTACAGCTGGGCCAACAACGGTGAGTGCATAATATGAGTTTTACGTTAGCAACATTAAAAACAGCAATACAAGATTACACAGATAATAGTGAAACTACTTTTGTTAACAATTTAAATAATTTTATAAAAGCAGCAGAAGAAAAAATATTTAAAAGTGTAGATCTAGATATATTTAGAAAAAATGTAACGAGTGCTTTGACTTCATCAGATCAATTTTTAACGGTTCCTAGTGACTATCTTGCATCTTTTTCTTTACAAATAACAACTGCTGGGTCTGAAAGTTTTTTATTGCAAAAAGATGTTAATTATTTAAGAGAATATACGCCAGCAGCCTCAACAACTGGACTTCCAAAATATTATGCAAGATTTGATGAAAACAATTTTATGTTAGCACCAACACCGAATAGTAATTACACAATAGAATTACATTACTATTATAGACCCACCAGTATAACCGCAGGAGCTGATAGTGGCACCACTTGGATTAGCACTAATGCTCCTTTTGCTTTGTTATACGGGTCTTTGATTGAAGCTTATACTTTTATGAAGGGCGAGACAGATGTTATTCAAAACTATACTAATACATATTTGCAATATATGGAACGCTTGAAAGATTTAGGAGAAGCAAGAGAGAATACAGACGCAAACAGAGTTGGTTTACCCGCCAGACCAAGAACATAGGAGTAGAAAATGGCAACAGCAAATGCAGCAACCACCTTCTTGGAAAATAGACTTTTAAGTTTTATTTTTA